GTCCAAACAATGTTTCAGATGTTGACTCAAGTGGACATACAAGATGAGGTTCTCCTACAAATCAATACGAACCGTAGACATAAACAACTTGAAGAGTTAGTCTTCAATGAGTAGATAGGTTTTTTTCACTGTCATTGTTATCCCTATCTACGGACCCTCACCCAAAAGGTGGGGGTTTTTTATTTCTTTCTACACCGTTTCTAATATATTTATGGTAGATAAAACCGTATTTATGGGATGTAACTGTAAAGGAGGAAACAAACAAATCCTCAACAATTTAGAATCAAAAGACCACCTAAATCTCGCTTACGAGGTTTACCGTGATGTCATCAAAAAGAAGACCATCGAAGAGATGGATGACCTTGACCAAAAACAAGTCCTGTTTGGATTCTATTCTTTGTATCCAAACGCTAATGGTGAGGTGAGTGTAGAACACGCAATCAACACCATAAAATCATCTTTAAAACCACATTACAATGGAATCGAATAAAAGACCACCAGGGAGACCTAGAACAGAAACCTACATAAACCCCATGTGGAAGGAGATAATCCTTGAGCATGGAAGGAGGGGTTCACACGTTACCGCATTTCTTCAGGAACTCGGTTTATCGTGGGACCAACACTACGCAATGTTGAAAAGGAACAAGGAATACAACAATGTTTTCCAAATCTATCAAAGGGATTGTGAACAGTGGTGGTATCAACAAGCACACAAAGCGGTAGAATCAGGTGAATCCAATAAGTTCAATCAGAGGTTGTGGACCATCATCATGAAGAACAAATTCCGTGACAACTGGTCAGACGAGAAACAGATTGATATCACAACTCAAGGTGATAAAATCAACCCAGCGGATAACAAAATCCAAGTGGAGATAATCAGGAAGAATACAGAATCTGAAGAATGAAAAAAGGACAGTCAACCGTAGTTCGTATTGTAAAACCCAAAATCTCAAGACCTGGAGTTCACTCCAAAAAGAGAACATCCAACCACAAGTCATCAAGAAATTACAAGAAGAAATATAGAGGTCAGGGATGAGACTCCAAGCGAATGAACTCTTTGCTCAAATACAACTCAAGATTCAGGAAGGTCTCAGATATATCTTCCTGAGGGGTTCATCTCGTTCAGGGAAGACCGTTGCAGCAATCCAAACCTTGGTGGTGGAATGTCTATCCAATCCAAAGACCACAGTGACCATTGCACGTGAGACCCAAGTATCCATCAAAAACACCATTCTAATCGATTTTAAGGAGGTTATGGAACAGTTGGGTATATGGGTGGACGGAAGGTATAATAAAGTGGATATGGTGTATCGTTTTGATAACGGTTCAATTCTCAGATTTGTGGGGTTGGATGACACCACAGGTAAACTCCGAGGGATGAGAAGTGACATCGTATTGGTGGATGAGGTCAACACGGTATCCATGAGTTCATTTGTTCAGTTGGACATCAGAACAACCAAGTATGTTTTGTGTGCGTATAACCCTGAAATCCCAACTGATTGGTGGGGATTGGACTACGAGAAAAAAGAGAACGGTTGTATGTTGATTTCCACATGGAGGGACAATGCGTTCTTGGACCAGCGGATAATTGATTCAATCAATTCTCTGAAGGAAACAGACCACGACCTATGGTTGATATACTCTGAGTCACAAATCGTTCCCCCAAGAGAGATTGTATACCAAAAACCAAACACCTATGAGACCTTACCACAGGGAATCAAATACACCTACTATGGAATTGACTTTGGATTCAGTCAAGACCCCTGTGCGGTGGTGGAGGTAAATGTAAAAGATAAGGAACTCTATGTGAGAGAACTTGTATATGAACAAGGTCTCACCAACGAGGACCTAATCTACTTATTAAAAGACAGGGGTATCAACCGAAATAACGACATTGTTTGTGATAGTGCAGAACCAAAATCAATCGAAGAACTCAAACGTGGAGGACTCAATGTTAGGGGAGTCCGCAAGGGTTCCAACTCTGTTCTGTTTGGAATACAAAAATTACGTCAACACAAGGTCTTTATCCACAAAGACTCAACCAATCTTGTCAACGAGTTTGACAACTACCGATACAGAAAAGACCGTTCAGGACGGATAACAAATTCAACCGATGGACCTGACCACGCATTGGACGCACTGCGTTACGTGGTATCAGAGTTCATTGATAACAAACCAAGAAAATTCACAGTAATATGATAGAAGTTTTAATAGACGATAAAGTGGTAAAAGTTAACCCCCATTTGACGGTTGACAAATACCAAAAGATAATGAAGAACCCAATCAAGTATAACAACCAAACTGAGTTGTTAGCGTTGTATTTGGATTTGACCGCAGACGAACTCAGGGAACTCCCTGTTGAACAAATTAGGTTCGTTGAATCCGCACTGTCACAACACCTGTTAAAACCTCCCACAGACGATATTGTCTTCACCTTTGAATACAACGGTGTGACCTACGGATTGGAAAACGATTGGTCCAATATGACATGGGGACAGTGGATTGACTTGGAGGTCTATTCTCAACAGGATAAGATGTATGAGAACCTACATAGGATTCTCGCTTTGTTATACCGTCCAATAGAGATTGAGAACGGGAAAAAATACAAACTCACCAAGTTCAAATCCTCAGATGTGGATGCACGAGCAGAGGTTATGAAACAGGTAGATGTTATCATTTGGTATTCAGTGTCCGCTTTTTTTTTGCACATATTAAGAGAGTTCACCACACGTATAAACACTTCTTTGAAAGTGAAGATGAAGATAGAGAAGTATCTGAGTCCACTGAGGAAGATACTCCCGTCGTTTCTGCTACCGAATCCACTACCCGATTTTACTTTGAACTCACGTATCAACTCGCGAAAGAAGACTTAACAAAGTGGGACCGACTACTTGAAACTAATATGTATTTATGTTTAAGCACAGCGTCTCTCATCAAGGACAGGATAATTAAACAACAGAACGAGATGAAGAAACTCGAAGCAAAAATGAAGAAACAATAATGGACCAATATACAACATTCCATAAGGTCTTGGATTACCTCCAAGACTTCCAAGTTCAGTCACCGATTCTCAATACGTTTTCGTATGGGAACTTGGTTGATTTTGGACAAATCCATATCTCGGGGGGAACGGTGGATTATCCGTTCATGTTTGCGGTCCCCCAATCCATCCAATACGATGACAACATAACCACATACAACATGACGTTGATTTTTGCTGACATCCTGAATTGGGATTTGAGCAACGAGAAGGATTGTGTTTCTGATATGAGTTTACAAGCACGTAGATTCCTATCCTATGTGAAGAGAGGTATCCATACCTTCCCTGAGTTATACGACAATTTTGATATCAATCTACCGGTCCAAGCGATACCGTTCTTTGAAAGATTTGGTGACCACGTTGCAGGAGTTGCAATGGAGGTTCCAATCATGGTATTTGAAGACCTGAACGCATGTGATTACTACGAACAAGTCACACCGACTCCAACCTCAACTGTAACCGCAACGGTTACCCCAACACCAACGATTACTCCAACGGTAACACCATCAGTAAGTGTGAGTCCATCGGTAACACCTACGAACACAACCACACCTACGGTTACTCCTACCAAGACAGCAACTCCAACGGTGACTCCAACGATTACTCCGACAAGAACAATGACACCGACTCCATCACCTATAACTGCGTTGAATCCTGCACAGTTAAATGCGTTATGGTGGGTTGATTTTACAAATACGAATTCTTTATACATTGGATTTGCTAATGCTGTTGAGGGAGCAAAAAACCTTATCACCAATTTGTGGTCATTTAGTGCTACAACTGCTCAAGGTCCAATATACCAAGTTAATTCATATTATGGTGTTTCAGGTTCAACAAGAAGTAATGTATCTCCACTTGGAAACGCACTTGGAGTATTCAACCAAAACATTAGAGATTTTACATTTACAATGAACGTAAGATGGGAATCAGGACAGTATGGTGCTAAGATTCTTGACTCATCAAATCTACCAAACTACTTAGGTCAAACTCAAGGTTATGATTGGTTTACTTTAAGAATGGATAATCCTGGGTTGACAATGAGATATAAATACGAAGGTAATGTTCAAGTCACGTATCCTCCAACATCAGGACAATGGGTATTCTTAACGATTGTTAATGATAATTCACATCCAACAGACAATATCAGATTGTATATCGATGGTGTTCTTTATGATTCAACTAACGAAATTATAAATCAAATCTCAAACCCAATCTTTGGATTGAATTGGGATGGTGGATTTACAAACATGACGGAGTGTTTCTTCTTTGACAGAGCATTGAATTCAACTGAATTGAATCA